TCTTGGATGTTCCCAAGGCGATGCAGTTGGTCGATCAGTTGCAGCAGATGGGGTATACACCTGAAGATGTTGAGAGTGCAATGGGGCAAGGTCCCGAGAGCGCAGGTCTTGAGCAGAATGGCAGCATGGCTCCTGCTGGCCAAAGTCTTGGTATGGGACCGCAGTAATGGACTTTGAGAAGATGAAGCCGTCCAACGACGAATACAGAAGCGGATGGGATCGGGCATTCAATACATATAAGAATGGATGCCCGATCCTTGATGGAGAGACCGATGGAACTTTGGCCAGGAGAAGCGGACCCAACTCCAGTGTCGTCAGTAGAAAATCGTCTGCACGATCTGGAGCACGACAACAACTTAATGCGAGAATTGATTGCAAACATTCAGAGTGAGCAGTCTCTTTCGCGGTATAACCTTGAGAAAGAATGGAACGATACTTCCAAGAAAATCAGCAAGTTGGTGCAGACCGTCAACGATTTTGTATCTCGTTTTAGCAGGGTGAACTGATGCCAACAGACATTGTCCAGATGCCGTCCTCGGCGAATGATCTTGGTCAAGAAGAGCAAGAAGAGCTTTCGGTTGCAGAAGAATATGAGCCGGGAGAACTCGCTCCGTCTATCTACACCACAGAGATGGTGTGGAAACCGGACGATATCAAGAAGGAAGACCCAACAATTATTGGGCTGCTGACGACACTGGTCAACACCGTGAGCACGACGGATGAAGCTGCACGCCGTTTCAGCGTGTTGCAGTGTTGGCAAGAGCGCCACTTCGATCGAGGGTATCAATACCTTGAAGGTAGTCAGAATGGTGGATGGAATGTCATGGGGGCCGGTAACGGACTCACGACTGCTCGGCACAATTCCCTTAGCGACATGGACGATGCCAATCTTTACCCTACAAATATATACTCTGCTCAGGGAGACATTATCACTTCCTGTTTGAACCGTGGCGCGGTTACGGTGAACTTCTCGCCTAATAGGCAGAAAGAGCCAGCAGATGTGATGGCTGCTGATGAAGCCAATAAATACAAGTGCATGTGGTATGAAGAGAACTGTGCAGGAGAGTTCCAGCGTTATCTATCTGATTTGGCGTGGACTGATCCTCGTGCCGTAGTGTGGACTCGGACTGTTGCAGACAAGAGCCGGTTTGGACTTGCGGATGACGGGTCTGTGCGCCGCGCTGAAATGTCGAGCGCTTTTGGAGTGCTTGAGACAAAGCTCCCAATGATGGCTGATTGCCTAAAGGACATGGGCTACGCTCAGTTGTTCGAGGAAATGGATTACTCGATTGCGCGTGCCATGTATCCCTGGATGGGAAAGAAGATCAAGCCGAGTTGGGGAACATTTGGGGAGCTTGAATTCGAGCGCATTGCCAGAATCAACACAAGGATCGGCATTGTAGGCAAGTACATCACTGGCACTAGCGGTATCCGAGAATGCACGATGGGATACAACTGGTTCCGCCCTGGCATTTTCTACGATGATGCTGTTACTCCAGCGCAGCGCGAGTGGTTGTTAAAGAACTTTCCTGACGGCATGTTCCTGATTATGGCCGGTCCTGAAGTCGTGGCCTGTTGGAATGAGTCGATGGACGACCACTTGACCATGGGAATGTTCTGCCGTGGTTTCGGGCAGAATCGCCGTGCACTCGGGTCCAATGATTTGCCCATCCAGAAAAGAATCAACATTTGGGCGGATTTGTGGGATAAGTTCGTGCGACAGGCTATTCCCGCGACGTTGTTGGATAGCGATTGCTTCAACATGGAAGCGATCAATGAATTAAATGCCGATCCTGGAAGAAAAATTGGGGTAAAGCCAGGTGAAGGACAGACCATGCAAGACATTGTAGGCCAGACTCCTTCTCCTACGCCTATCCCCGGTATGGACTCCATGTTCTTACAGTATGTAGGCCCTCTGATCCAGGCAATCGATGGCGGTACACCTGCACTATTTGGCCAAGGAGAAGGATCGGACAACACCGTAGGAGCTACGCAGATTCGCCTTGGTCAGGCACTTGAGCGTAACCAGAGACCATGGCAGGTAATCAACAGTATCTTTGAGGGAGTGTTGCTTCAGGCGGTTGGGTGCTTTGCAAATAATGGCCAGGATACAGAATACTCGTCGGATGATGGCGATTTTGTGCTGAGTCCGAAGAACCTTGGCGGAAACGTAAAGTGCAAGGCAGAGACCTCGAACTCCATCCCCGAAAGCGGTTCTGCCCGCGAAGCTAAGGTCTTACAGATTCTCGACATGGCTCAACTCAACCCCACAATTGCTGGAGAAGTTGGCAAACCGTCGAATGCAAAAGCAATCGTCGATGCTCTCCACATGGATGGTGTGATTACGATTGATGAGGCAAACTGGGAAGACGCGGCGCTTGAAGATATCGACAGGCTTCTCGACAGCGAACCTATCATCAATCCAGAGTGGGTCGAGATGAAGTCGCACTATGAGAAGATGAATGCCATGCACGAAGAAGCCAAGCAGGTAGCTTCTGCTGCTGCGCAGACAGGGAAAATTGGGCAGGAGCAAATACAGGCTGGTCAAGAAATGCAGGATCAGGTAAATGACCTGAAGGACCAGTTCGACAAGATGGACAAATATTTCCCGAGCGTCGAAGTTGCTCAGGATGATTCTCAAGATCATGACACTATCGCGGCAACTGTGCTCTCTTGGATGGGCGAACCGCACGGACGTTCTCTGCGCCGCAAGTCTGGACAGGAGCAAGAAGGCGGAGAAAACTGGAAGAAGTGGACGAACGTCTATCTGTACTGGCAGCAGAACAAAAAGGTAGCTGCGCAGTTCAAGCAAGCACAGGCAGCGCCTCCGAAGGTTTCGCTCACGGGCAAACTGTCTCCCGAGCAACAAGCGCAGCTTCTCCAGTTGGCGGCAGGGATTAGCACCCCACCCGATAGCATGAATCAGCCCAATGAGACGGAGGTCGAGTCGATTCAACGTACGCCGATGGCAGAAATCAAGACGCGTACCCGGAGGCGGCTGTAATGGATAAGCTCGTCTGTTATGTGATCCGGCATGGTGAAACTTCCGCCAATACCGTTCCTGTTTTCCGTAGTTGGAATGATGGGACTCTGGACGCCAATGGGTTCAAGCAGGTAGGCGAGACGGCGGATTTCATGAAAGACAAACCGATCAAGCAGGTGGTTTGCTCTCCGCTCTTACGAGCATTTCAGACGGCGCATGTTGTGGCAAAGCCCCATGGATTGATCCCTTCACAGACGAGAGGGCTTTTCCCCTGGAACATGGGAATCTTCTGCGGAATGCCGAGGGACGAGAACTATGAAGCCCTCAAGCTGTTCATCAATAACCCAGAGGTGAAGATTCCAGACGGAGAAAGCCTTTGCTCCTTTGACGATCGGCAGTTTGCCTTCTGGAAGGCCGCGTTTGAAATGTCCAAGCGTAGACTCACTGCTTTTGTGACACATTCAAGCGTGATGACAAGTTTGGTGAAATTCACAGAGGATATTGACGTTGACCCGTACAAAACAGAGATAGTCAAGCCGGGTGGCGTTCTGGCGGTTTACTTTGACGGTACGAATCATCGGGTCAAACCGGTATTCGGAATGACAAGACCTGCCATATTGGGCAAGGCATAGGAGACCTCATGGACGGCGAAGAAACGCTTGACCTCGGAACCCAGGAAGAACCTGTCGAAGGCGGACAGGAACAAGTCGAAGAACTCGTTGAACCGACTGGTGATGAAGGGCAGGAACCCACAGAAGGAACTGAGAGCGAACAGGTAGGTACTGGCCCGAAGAACATCCGCGCCGCGCTGAAGGCGGCTTCTGAGGCTTCTCCCGAACAGGCTGGCACGCTCAAGGAACTCGGCAACTCGTACTACCGCGAACAGGCTTATAAGGCTCAGTTCCCCACCGTGGAAGAGGCACAGACGGCCAAGAACCTGATTGAGGCCATTGGCGGCGTAGACGGTGCGTCAACTCTTCAGGCACGGGTGCAGGAATACGATACCCAGGAAACTGGCCTAGAGGCTGGTGACCCGTCGGTTCTTGACTCGTTCTTCAAGGACTACCCACAACAGGCAGTCCAGTTGGCCTCGGCATATCTGGAGCGTGTTGCGGCGCAGAATCCGCAAGAGTTCCAAAAGGCCATTGGCCCATATGCTATCCAGATGATCGAGCAGTCGAATATCCCGTCTTATATCGACATGGCTCTTCGCGAAACTGACCCTGCCCGCAAGGATGAGACTCTCAAGCAGATTTCGCAGTATCTTCAGGGGCAGATCACCACATCGAAACAGGCGCTCCAGAGCAACACTTCGGCGCAGACGACAAAGCCGTTTGAAAAGGAACGCGAGACTCTGAACAAGGAGCGCGAAGAGACTTTCAACGATGGCGTTCGTATGCACATCGACCATCTCTCTCTTCCAGTAATCAATGGGGAAGTTGACAAGTACACCAAGCAGTATGGCCTGAATGATGACCAGAAAAAGCTGTTCTGGTCGAATCTGTTCAATAAAGTCAAAGGACAGATGGACGAAGACTCCACGCACAAGAAGCAGGTGGACATTCGCGTAAAGGCAAAGGGCCGTACATCGCAGTCGGTGGCAAAATACATCTCTGACGAGTTCAATCGGCGCGTCAAGGTCGAGGCATTCGGCACGCTGAAGGAGTGTGAAAAGGTATTTGGCCCGCTGAAGGGTGGGCGCAAGATGACAACTGGTTTGCCGAAGGCTGGCGGACCGAAGACTTCTCCTAGCGGTGGCCCATTACGCGTCAGTGCACGTCCGGCAGATGCCGATATCGACTGGAGCAAGCCGGATGCAGATATGAACCTGATTAAAGGCCGTGCATATTTGAAGTCTGGAAAATTTGTTGCATGGCGTGGTTAGTAGACATGTAAATAATGTGTTAGCATGGGGATTGTTGGTGTTCAAGCACCATAGTTTTCACTCAGGAGGAAGCCTGAATGCAATCCCCATCTAACCCATCATACAACGGATATGTATATTTAATCGGTTCTAGGCGCTTCGGCTGGTACAAAATTGGTAAGGCCAATGACCCAAGTATTCGGGTAAAGCATCTTGGAATTTTGCTCCCATTCAAAATACAAATTTACGGATTATGGATGACTCCAAATCCTCTCTTCCTTGAGCATGAACTACATGAAAAATACTGGAAGAAGAAGATCAATGGAGAATGGTTTTCCTTTACTTGGGAGGAAATCGCCGACGTTATCACGTCGCCAACCAAGAGAAGTTCAGTATTCATTCCAAAGGCAGACCAGAATTTCAGCAACATCGAATCCGAAATCATTGTTGATGGGTTCAAGGGAGAGAGGCGGAAGCTCAGCAAAGAATTTATGGTAAAAGTCATGAAATATATCGAAGATAATGATCTGGAGCCCACCCGCGAGAACAAGAAAATTGGTAGGTCCTATGTTGCCAAGACTATTCGAGAAGGAATTTGCAAAATACCAGAGAAGATATATAATCCTTATAGATGAACTTCACCCCTGCCTATGGCCAGCTAATACCATAGCGTTATCGGCGTTCGACATTCGTCGTGATAGAAAACTAGAAGTTCTCCGCAAGCGTGTAAACGAGACCAAATATTTAATGCTGGCTTAGGCCAGGGGAGAACTTATCATGGCAATCGGCACAGAAGCTGCTGTCGAATCCGTAGAAATTGAAGCCTTCGCGACTGAAATTCCCTCGTTGATTCCCCATAGCAAGACGTTTTATGCTCTTGCAAAAGATCGATTCACAACTATTCCAACTTCTGTGAGCACCCTAGGTGGTGGCACACAGCGTCCGTCTTTCCGCGTTCCGTTCCGCGTCCAGGGCGGTTCTGCTATTGCGCAGGGTACTGGCAATGGCGATTCTCTGGGCCGTGGCAATATGTCTATTTGGCGCGACTTTGTAGTTTCGCCTGTATGGCATTATGCGGTCAATGAGCAAAGCCATTTGTCCCAGCTTGCCGTAAATGGCAAGAAACGCGGTTTGGTCAGTCTGAAGGCAGAAGAGTTGAAGAACTCTCTGGACTCTGCCATGGCTGGCCTCGAAGGCATCATGTATGGTGACTCTTCGGGCGCTATCACGCAGATTCCGACTACCGGGACTGTCTCGTCTAGTTCGGGCACTGGCAACTACACCAGTTACATTACCGGCGTTCGCGCCATGGCTTTTACGGACAACCAGATTGTTCAGATTTTTCCGTCTGAAGGCGGAACCGTTCGCGGTACTGCTACGGTTTCGGTCAATGACCCGGCATCCGAAACTTTGTTCTTCTCTACCGCGCTTCCCGCCTCAACCGCTGTTGGCGATTACATCATGATCGCGGGTGCTTCTGGCGCAGTCGGACAGGGCGTCTATGGAACTACCGCGTGGGTGAACAACGCTACGACCGGAACTCTCGCTGGCATAAATCGTCAGGAATTTCCGAACCGTATTACGTCGCCTTCTATCAATTTGAATGGCGGCTCCGTGACGGCATCTCTTTCGTCTCGTATTGAGGCGTTGCTTGATCGTGCGATGGGTATTGATAACCAGACAAAGGATTCTGGTATTTACATCATTCCAGAAGATCAGGCGGTAGCGATTGCCCAGACCAATTACTACAACAAGCAGATGATTTTCCAGCAGTCCAATAGCTCTGGCAACACCGGAACTGTCCCCGATGTTTCCAAGAAGTATTTCCAGACCACTTTTGGCGGTCGTGACGCTACCGTAAGCACTGTCCAGCCTAAAGGACGTTTGGACCTTATCCTGACGAAGGAATGGAACATCTGCGAGTTGGTCCCGTTGCAGTTGTTCGATTTTGCCGGTGGCAATACCGTAATGCCGGTCCCTGACCCTTCAGGTAACGGATGGCTAACGAGTTCGCAGTTCGTGTATGAGACCAGCTTCAATATGGTCTGCACGGCTCCGAAACACCAGCTTTTCACCTATAACGCGGCTCAGGCTACTATCTAACCACAACGGGGACTGTGCAAACCAGCATGGTCCCCTCCTACATGGAGACTAATATGACTAAGCAGCACGAACCGTTTGAGATTGTTGACAAACGCAAGGCAGGTGAAAATGGAGTGTCGCTTGTCACTCCAAAATCACCGATCATTCTTTCCGCAGAGAGAGTTTATGAAGACCCTCGCCCGCGATTCGACTATGTTCTAGTTGCCCGCAAGGAAGCAGAGACGACTTGGAACGGGACGAAGTTCTTCATCCCCGAAACTGTGGTAAAGAAGCCGAACCAGGGAGTCGTCATCGCTGTGTCCGACTTCTATATCGTCGATGGCAAGACATTCCCCACGGCAGACATTGTTCGCCCTGGCGACGTAGTGACTTTTGGGAACTTCCAAGCCGAGGACGTTGCCCGCGATGGCAAGGAATTCTCCCTGGTCTCTGTCTTTGACTTGAAGCTCATCGAAAAGGTCCACTTCGAGGGAGAGAACAGTGCAGCTAGCGCATAGTTGCTCCCCAGAACGGCTACGGTGCCCAGACCACTTCCAGCGGCGCATTACGCAGGTTGGTGGCCTGAACAGATACCGTAAGCCGAACTTCAAGCTCGTTTGGGCGCAGACAGAGACAACTTGGCGTGGGGGAAAGAATAGCGATGACGACGGAGCCTTCGTGGGCTACTGGGAAGTCTATAAGGGCGATGGGCTTCCGCACTGGATGCTGATGCAGTGGATTGATGCAGGGAAAAGCCTTGATATGCCGCATCTCCCATCCCAGTCGGACGTTTCATACTATGAAGAAAACCGCGATCCCGGAACTGGGTTACAAATCCTTGGCGAATATCCGTACCATGGTCATTATGAAATTGCATTGAACCTCTTGGCCAAAACATTTGTGCAGGGTCAAATGTCTATTGACGCATTCCCACTTTCGACAGAAATTGTTGAAATGATGGTTCCTATCATCAAGGCTTCTATGGCCGTATCTGTACAGGCCAAAATGAAGTTTATGAAGGATGAGGAAGAAAGAGAAGACGATGAACGCGCTAAGGAATTTGACGACTTATGGCGCGATATTCATCGGAAATCAACGCTTGCCTCCACCGCGTGGCTTGAGGATAAGCAAAGATCAATCGAAAAGAGCTTTAACGCCGCTTTAGTAATGAAGTTGCAGCGCGACAAGTTCTTCCAATCGCAAGGGAGACTACAAAATGCCTGAAACCTATCTGTCGCCTAAAAGCCTTTCTGAAAACGAAAAGGTGTTCCCTTCTGTAATCAGTAATATCTCGCCAACTTTCGGCGCGAAGGCCATTCCTATCTACATCTACAACGTTTCCGGGCTTGAATTCCATGAGTTCCGCGCCCCCAACCATCCCCATCTGACGATTGTTAAATGCCCCGACAAAAAAGAGTACGCACTTGCGGGACAAATTGAGCATCCCTTTCCCCAAACTGATTATGACCAAAACGGGGCACGAAAGATTGATTATGTCGATGGTCATCGTGAAGCCACGGTTATGCTGTCACCCCAGAACCCTGGTGTTGACCAAAATTGGACGACAAACGATACGCTGAACCAAGGCGCAAATCTCAATGACTATGGCGTATTTTGGAGTGAGCATAACCCGCCTCTCAAGCAGGAGTTAGAAGCGGCGAAGTTCCGCATGGGAGAAACGTACCGCAAAGAGCTTGATCGGATGGCGCGAATCGAAGCTAAGAACCCAGAGAATGCTCTCGATGCTGCCACGGATATCAGCCGCGCCGCTGCCAAGTATTTTGGACAGTCCACCTCCTACTATCGGTCGAATCTTGTCCCGAAGGAGGGTGGAAAGAAGCGCTGCTTGGCTTGCGGTGAATTTATTCAGCATGAGGCGATCATCTGCCGTTACTGCCATGCGCCGCAGGAAGAGAAGAAGTTTGAACGCTGGATCAATCAGCAAACCGGTGGCCGCAAGGCTGCTGAAGAGCAAGTTTAATCTTCTAGGGGCCGAGCGCGTCATTCAACGGTGAGATAACCAACGGTCTCCGGCCATTCTCAGATGTTGCGGAGTCCCTAGATGCTTCAAGGAGTGAGATATGGCGATTACTGGGCTGACAAACTATCCTTCTCTGGAAACAATCGCCAACCTCGTTCGTACAATAGTGAATGACGATCAGGCTGGAGCCACAGGAACTGCCGGTGAGGGGCAAATTCTTACTGACTCCAGCGTGACGTTGCAGAACCTGATGAATTCGGCAATCCGAGACACCTACCGCGATACCAGAATCATGGGCCAGCCGACACTCATCAAGGACAACTATCTTGTTCTGAACATGCCCCCGATTAACTCTACCCTCGGCGTGGGTGTTGTGAACCCTGCTATCCAGGTCGCACTTACCTTCGACGGATATTTCGATGGTCTTGAGACGCAGACTTCATGGACGAATTCTGGGAATGTGTCTCTCCCATCGGACATGATCCTTCCTCTTGAGATGTGGGAGAGAGAAGCCAGCAGCCCAAATCCTTTTGAACAGATGCACCAAGCAAGTGGGGCATTGTGCCCTCGTATGCAGACCTCATGCCTCGGCGAGTGGGAATGGCGCACAGACTCTATCTGGATGAATGGCGCTACACTGACAAAGGACATTCGCCTTCGCTATATTGCCACTTATGCTGATTTAGCCAGTTCGAGCATTGATTGGTCAACGACCTATGTCCCCGTCATGGATAGTCAAGAGGCAATTGCGGACAAGATTTCCGTAAGGTATGCTGCGCGTCTTGGCGGCGATGCCCTTGCGGACGCAAAGCTATCGGCGGCTCAAAGTCTGCTAAAATTGAAGCAACAAGTGACGCGAGACCGTCAAAAGATTGACTACCGCACGCGGCCATATGGAAACGGCGCTGGTAGTGCTGGTGATCCATCAGCGATGCTATACTGATTTATGTATTAAGTGCTATAATGCACTTATGAAAAGATTTGGGACTGTGTATCTGATAACGAATCGGGTAAACGGAATGAGCTATGTTGGAAGCACAAGCATGACTCTAGGCCGAAGATGGGCTTGCCACAAGGAAGCGGCAAGAAACGGTAGGCATTCTCCCATCGCGCAAGCTATCCGTGATTTTGGGAAAGACGCTTTTTTAGTAGTCGCAATAAGATTTGGAGATTCGCGCGACGAGCTTGACGAAATGGAATCAAAAGAAATAATCTCCCACAGAAGTATGTATCCAAATGGATATAATCTCCAAACAGGGGGACTATCAGGGTACAAGCAGAACAAAATAACCGTGGAAGAGATATCACAAAAAAATCGTGGCAGAAAGGTCTCTAAGGAAACTTGCGAAAAGCTTAGAATAGCTCTAAAGGGAAACAACAAAGGAAGAATTCCCACCCAGGCGCAAAGGGATGCTGTCGGGAACGCTCACAGGGGAAAGCCCAAATCCCCTGAACAAAGAGCTAAAATGTCATTAGCAGCTAAAAATGCTTCCCCGGAGATCAGGGCAAGGCGAGTGGCGGCTATCCGAGAAGCCATAGCCAAAAAGAAGTTAATCGGCGTCTACGCGTAGACGCAGGAGAGTGAAATGGCAAATGTTCTTGTAGAAACTGTCTACAATGCGCCCTATGGTCTCGATATGACGCAGACTCGTAGCTATGTCCATGGACTTCTGGATTTTAGCTCTGGTAGTTATGTCGCTGGCGGGTTGATCCCCAATCTATCTACGGCGGGAGTCCTTTCTCAGTTACAGGACGTTTCTGGGCAGAATGTTATCCTCGCAAACTATACTCAGCCTACGATTTTAAAAATCACAGGTATTACGGTTTCCGGCACTACCGTTACTCTGTTGACGGCAAACCCGCCTACGGCTGGTCAGTACGTGACCCTCTCTGGCTTCAAGAACGCCCTGAGTGCCCCTCTGAACGGCATTACTGCTTTGGTAGCTACTGTGACGGCTAGCACATCGTTCACTGTTACTCTCACAACCACAGCGACGACTGTTACGGATGCTGGACAGGCTGCGATCTATATCGGCCCTGATACCATGTGGATTCAGAGCGTTTCCGGCTCTGGATATACCTACGGCTACAATAAGGCTAATGGAACCATCCAGATTTTCACTGTGGATGCTGCCGTAGTCGCTACTCAGTATCCTTTGATTGAGCTTACGGCTGGTGCTCTTCCTGCCGCTGTGGTTTCTGACGTAATTGAGTTTGAAGCAGAATACGCCCGCGACTAAGGAGCAGGAATGGGTCACAATCAAACAGGAAGAAGCTCCGTACAACTCGAATCCTTCAATGGGCTTGTGACCCTTGCGCAGCCTGAGTGCGTTCCTGAAGGCGCTTCCCCGCGAAATCAAAATGTTGATTACAACGTGGGAGGCGTCTACACTCGCCCCGGCCTAAAGAACCTCTATTCTTATTCTGGCGGGAGTTCTGGACCGAACAGTGGAAGCACCGCTGTAGATCAAGCCGATGGAACTACTGCATGGAATAGTCCGACAAACATTCTTCTCGATGATTCGTCCTATACATCAATTGACGTTTCTGGAACGTATTCCCAGGACTGGACAATCTCCAGAATCTCAGTCGTAAGCCATGCGCCGTCGATTGGGCATTACACTATCACGCTTACTTTTACCAGCACAGTAACCGACCCAGGCAATTCTTCGTCAACTGTCACGCTGTCTGGAATGACTTTAGACACTGCATTCAACGGTGTATCCCTCAGCTATTCCGATGTTGTTTTCTCTGAAAACACGATTGCGTTTGATCTTTTGTTATCGAATCCTCCGACCGGGTTTAACTCCAGCGGAACATACACGAGTTCCGGTACAGAAACTGGAACAGCCGCGATTAGTGGGTATGAAAATGTAAGTGATAGCCTGTTCGTGGAAGGATTCGGGTTCAGTATCCCATCTTCCTCGTCAATCACTGGCGTTACGGTCACTCTTAAAGGGTATTCGGCGAGTGCCTCTATCGATGCTAAGTTAATCATTGGCGGAAGTGTCGCCGGGACATTGAAGCAAATATCGCTTCCCACGTCGGAAGGCTCTATTACGCTAGGTAGCACCACCGATCTGTGGGGGACTGCTATATCTGCTGACGAAGTAAATAGCACTGAATTCGGTGTGTGTTTTACTGCGCCGGATGAATCTACATCAGAAATCTATCTTGAATATGTTTCGATTACTATAAGCAGATCGACTTCGTCTGCAAATTTCAACCTAATTTCTACCTATGAAGATAGCTTCGGGAATATCAAGAATGTCGCTCTCGATGCAAACGGAGATTTTTGGGTAGAGGATGTAACAAGCAATCCAGGAATTCTTACGTCGCTCACCGACATTATAGACGTTCCAGTAAATAGTTACGCTACTGCTGCAAACGCGAATTCTCGCTTGTATATGGCAATTTCCAGCGGGGATTACCTGCACACGGCAATTAGCAGCGTTGTGTGCACACTGGTTGTCATCTCCGGCGAAACGTGGCTGCAAACCGTCATCACCCTTTTGACTTCGGCAACTGGATACTCTGCCGGAGATACAATTTCTATCTCTGGTGCTACCAATAATACTTGGATGAATACCTCGTTCACTTTGACTGCTGTTGGCACAGACACGCTCACCTTCAAGTATGGAATTCTTAGTGACGGATATACCAGTGGGACCGAGACCGGATATGTGTCATCCTTGATGACCAATGGAGGGTCTGGCAATTATCCACCGATGCAGTATACCGACAAGCCAGAATGGGCTGACAGGGTCTCCCAGTGCGGTCCCGGTGCTCCTCCTTCATTTACAGGAACGCTCACTACGACAGGATCGGCAACTGTTACGGCATTCACCTACTCCAGCGGAATTCTCACCCTTACAGCGGCCAATACCTTTACCGCTGGAGAGGTAGTAGCGTTTACCGCCACATCGTCTGATGCACTTTATGCGCTGAATGGACTCAGCTTCAATGTCCTTGGAACGGGGCTTAGCACAACTGCATTTGAAATCTCTTCTACGCTTGTTACAACTGCTAGCGGTACATCTACGGCAACCGTTACTGGTCAATATACCTATGCAATCAGCAGCATTACGCAGAACGTGTCACAACCTACTTCGCAGACTGGATTTGACGGCATCCTGTGGAGCGCCGGAGTAGGCTCTACCAGTAGCGGAAACGTCATTACGATCTACTACAGCAGAACTGTTGAGGACACGGTTCTCGATAAGGCTTTTAGCGGCGGTCTGTATTCTGTATATGTCTATGTTACTGGCACCGCAATTGGTGTAGCGAATGGGACTTTTCTCGTAACGTCAATTGGAAAAGGAACGCCTCCAGGAGCAAGTGCCGAGAGGTATTACTTCACCTATAGCGTTACATCGAGCAGCTACCAGAAGATTCAGAGCGGAGATAACTCTGCTGCCGGTCGGTACGAGATGACGATTGCAACGGTTGTCACGTCGAACTCTCTCCCCGGTGTAGAAACTGGCGACCAGATCACTATTACGGATGCCAGTGTGACCTCATGGGATAACACTTGGACTGTTCTGTATACCCCGTACAATGGCAGCTATACCATCACAGAAACGGCGATGACGGATGGTGTGGCAACCTATAGTTGGGAAGTTTCTGGAAGCACGACGGTGGCTCCTACCGCAGGGCAACTCGTCACCATTCTCGGTACTACCAATGGAGACTTGATCTTTAATGTCACTGATGCTTCTATCAGCAACGTGACCGGTAGCACTTCTGGAACATTTACTATTGAAGGATTTGACGGTTCTTTGAGCTACAGTTCGGAAACTGAAGAAGGCTCAGCAACAACCTCTGGCACGCAATTCATCATTGACCCCGGCCCTCTCACCCTCGGCACGACAAGCAGCCCGATTTATGGAACAGCATCTAGCGGATACATCAAGGTGGTCGGCTCTACAGTCGTCGTAGTTTCTACAGGAACCCGCCGAGGGGTTGTATTCTTTATCACGAGAAATGGATTTTGGACTGCGCCGTCACCTTATATCGAATTTACCGTAAGCACGAATGCCAACTATATCCTGGCGTCGAATATCCCTATTGGGCCGCCCGAAGTCATCGCCCGTGGCATTGCATTCACAGAGGCTGGTTCTGATGGTGTCCCCGGAGCAAGTTATTACACGATTCCTACTCCTGTGCAGTTTGTGTACAACAGCGTAACCTATACATCGTCGCAGCTTATCATTAACGACAACACGACGACTTATGCGAAGTTTACATTCACCGATACCGTTCTCTTAGCTGCAACAGAGATCGATATTGACGGGAACAATCTGTTTAATCTTGCAGAGCTTGGAGACTCTGCTTGGAATATCCAGTACGCTGGCCGCATGGTATGGGGTAAGGTTCGTAACAAAATCCAGAACATGCTCAATATGAGCTTTGATGGCGGGTATCTTTCTGGATCGACTACACCTCTTGGGTGGAATACCTACGACTCCGGCGCTTCTCTCGCGATTTCCCCTATCTACGGAGATGCGCTGTATATCGATAATTCGACTAGCGCCACGATCAGCAGCTACGGGATGATTGCCCAGTCTGTCTATCAGGACCAAAGTCTGGTAGCTATTTTGCAGACGAATACCCTTTACTCTGTTCGAGTGACCTGCCGGCAGATGGATTCTTCCACCAGCGGCAATCTTGTAATCGATTTGTCCGAATACAACTCTGGTACTGGATGGAGTACAACCTACGGTACTTACACCCTGGCTCTATCTAGTATGGCCAGTTCTATGGCGACCTACGAGGGCACCCTGCTCACGAGCGAGTTCACTACCCAAATTCCGAGCGATCTGTACTTCAGAGTTTGGGCAGAAAACCTTCCTGCCGGAGCGGCAATTGAAATTGACAGGATAGAGTTGTTTCCCACAATTGATCCGGTGAACCTTACCGACCTGAGTGTAAGCTACAAAGACAACTTGGACTCTTATGACCAAATTACGGGCAAACTTACTACGTCGAACCTGAACCAACAGCCTACCAATGGCGGATTCGTCATGCGCGGACGGCTATATATCCTGAAGGAAAATTCCATGGGGTTCTTCTCCGAAACGCAGGGAGTTGAGCCTACTTCGTGGAATCCTTTTGAAGAGATTTCCAATGTGGCTGGTGCTTGCGGAATCAACGCCTACGACTATGGCGAAGATTGGGCGATCATGGCCAATCAATCTGGGCTGTATGTATCTAATGGAGGAACTCCAAGCCCGATTCAGCTTGAAATCCCAGATATTTGGTCCGCTATTAACTGGGATGCTGCAAAGACGATCTGCGTTCGTAATGATTTCCCGAACCGCCGGATTTACATCGCTTGTCCGATGAGCACGCCAAATACGTGGCTCCCCGATGAACCCACTGTGACTGATCCTTTGTACAATAATGTCGTCATCCTTCTTAACTGGGAAGGAATTTCTACCGTTGAAGGGTTGATGGAAGCGCAAGCTCTTCATGTGACGATGATGGGCAGTCTTGCTGCACTAGATATGCGCCGCAAGTATTCTCTGTGGACTATCGCCACTCCGTACATCGGTTTTATCAAGCGTTCGGAATTGAATAGCGAGATCGTTTTCTGCAACGGAATTTCCTCTTCGCAAATCTCGAAGCTGGATACTAGCACTTATGGTAATGACAACGGAACGGTATTCCTTTCCTTGTACACTACCTATGGTTTTGTGGATAAGAAGGGATCGCAAGAAACTCCGCTTCTCGGGATGTTTAACAAGAGATTCATCTACTGGGATTTCATGGCATATGGAAGTGGCACAGCGAAAATTCGTTTCTTGCAGAATGTCTTGAGCGCTCCATACCCATTTACCGTAGCTGGTGGAATGAATCTTTTAAGCAGCGCGCCGAATGACTATGAAGGCCCGCTAAATGTCTATGGAATTAGAATATTCGTAGAAGTATCGTCCAACGCTGTTGGGTCGTGGTTCAACTTGTCGCATCTCACTCTTACGGGCAGAGCCGATGCCTGGGCACCGCTGCGTGGTGCTGGAGTTACCTCTGGGGTATGATTATGGCTGTGCATCAAGGAAATACTTTTAGCACTGGCGGAAATATCGATGGTGGCAGAGAACTGGCAGAGATTGAGTCAAAGAATCCTGCTCTTGGGAGTGTGCTCCGCAAGATTATCAGTGGGGTAAATCAAACGGCGTTAAATGCTGGCGTGTCTCCCACTGGGCAGGTATCTGCTCCGAAAGCACCTGACTCGGTATCGGTTTCTACGGCAGGTGAAATGATGCAAGTGTCGATTAACCATTCTGGAGCAATTCAGCGAGGAATCCACTACATCTCCGAAGTATCTACGGACAGCGCTTTTACCAATCCTTTGGTGATCGATCATGGCGCAAGTAGAACATCGCATCCTTTTCCTCTCCCCACAAACGATTCTGATGGGACAGCAGTGAATTATTATGTCCGGTCTTATGCGCAGCATCCTGGCGGTCCGCCTTCTGCTACGACGACTGTAGGCGGGTCTAGCAGCCCCACAGCGCACACAATGGGCGGAAGTACCGATATGACGCTGCAAACGTCCCACGGGTCTGGGACCGCTAATAACAACGGTCAGCAAGGCGGATGGGGACTTGGGAAAACACCATCGAGGGCTTCATGAGAGTAAGAGACGCAGATGAGACCGATTATCCAGTGATTCAGGAGATTCACCGCCAGATGGGAATGGACTATTCCTTGCCTGATCTTCATTCTCCATTGTTTTTTATCAAGAAGGTTGTAGAGAACGATGAAGGAAAAGTTGTAGGAGCATGTTTCTTGCGGATTTCCGCAGAGACTTATCTTTGGTTGTCTCCCGATTCTAAGCCGAGAGAGAAAGTTGATTCTATGTTACAAATGCAACCAGCAATTCTCGGCGCAGCGTGGGATAATGGAATTGACCTTATTGAAGCCCGTATCCCAGAAGAGACCGAACGGCGCTTCCGCAAACGATTGAAGCAGTTAGGCTGGACCCAGAATCGCGAAGGCTGGCATCCTTGGAGTCGCTTAACTGGTGTAGGAGTTACCCATGCGTGACGCGGCTGCTGCTGCCGGGAATGCTGCGAGTTCCGCTGGTAGTGCAGCGGGCGCATACCAATCTACGGCTGGAAATATTGCTGCAAATCTTGTCCCTACTCTTACCCGGCAGATGACCAATCCTCAGGGTATGAGCCAGCGGGATGTTCAGTCTCAAATTACTCAGAAGATGGCCGGTGAAGGCGGTTCTACTGCTGGCCTCTATGGCGCGGCTGGTGCGAATAGTATGCAGACCAGAAACCCAATGGGATTTTCTGCCGCTCTTGATGCTGCTTCGCGCACAGCGGCAAAAGGCGTTGCTAGTACCGGAGAAAACGTCGCAGCGACCAATGCGCAGACTAAGCTTCAGCAACAGCAGCAAGCAGAGAGCAGCCTTGGAAGTCTGTATAGCGCAGCTTCAAGTGCCGGTGTTGGCGAGGGAAATGTCCAGTCTTCTGACATCAAGGACGAGATTGAAGCAAACCAAGGTGGATGGCTCCAAAATCTGACAGGGCTGGCTAATGCTGGAGCAAATGTTTACAAGGCATACAAGAGTTAACTATGGCGACGACACTTCCAAATCTCGCTCCTGACGACCGCAGCCAATACTTGCAGCCTTTGCCGATGCGTACTCTTGGCAATCTTCCCCAAATGTCTATGGGTGGACAGCCAGCGTCTCCTACTGCTGCAATGGCAGCAATGCAGCCCATGGCCGCTACTCCCCCAATGAGCCAAGCGCAGATAGGTGGTGTTGCACCAGCGGCTGCCGTTCCGTCAACGCTGCCCACATTGAAGCCAATGGTCAGTAACCCCTTGAATGATCTTGCGCAGAAACCGGCGATCAGTCCTTTGAGCGGAAACTTCTGGCATAAACTTGGTCAGGTTGCAAGCCGTATCGGACAGGCAGGAGCAGCCGCATTCATCCCCGGCGCGGCTATGGCTGAAGAGATGATTCCTGGTTCGATGCTCTACAACATGAACCAGCATCAACAGGCGCAACAGGAGATGGAACGCTCGAAACAGGACACTATTGCTCAGCAGAACGCCAATAGCGAGATGGCACTTCGACAGGCACAGACTGAGAATATTCCGCAAGAAAGAGAGCTTAAACAGCAGGAGTTTAACGAGCAGCTTTCTACACATGGTTTGAAAGTCGATCCGACAACGGGTAAAGTAGTCGCCCAAGACCCCGAGGAATACAGCCCCGAGTTCAAGGCGGATAAAGAACTTAAAGAGGCACAACTTTATGGGCTTAAAAATCCTTGGTCAAAGCTCCCAGATAAGGAGCCTCTGGAGAATGTCGATAACCTGAATTCAGCATTCCAGCAGAGATACGATGTTTATCACCCTGGTGCCCCTTTGCCTAAGGAATTCCAGCTAGGCGCTGGAGCTACCAAGGGTGATTATGACCGTATGGACAAGATGCTGAATGCGATTGAAACCGCAGAAGGAGCGAAAGAAAATAACGCAGCCAAGCGGGAGGATGCACAAGCTGCTCGGGCACAAGCGCACGCAATCGCTATGATGGGCCTCAGTATGCGTGAGAACAAGCAGGATGCTTCCCAGAAATCACAGGTCTACAAGACCTATCAGCCGGTAATGGATTCTGCTGAGCGCATGAATGTCATGACGCAGAACTATGAGGATGCTGTCGGCAAGCACGATCAGCAAGCCATGCTCTCCTTGCTCTATAACCACATGGGCATGACAATGGGTCTTCAGAAGGGCGCTCGTATGACTCGGGACTCCATCCACGAGGCTCAGCAGTCACAGCCGTTCTTGCAGGGAATGGGAGCAAAGTTCGACAGCAGAGGATACTTGACCGGGATTACGCTTTCTACCGGGCAGATGCGCGAGATGATTAACAACGCCCAAGGACGTTACCAGGAAGATGTTCGTAAGGCTCGCGGGGAAGCGGCGTATCTAGGCGCGAGAGATGATGGGCCGGAACGCACCCCGAATAATGCTACGATTCATTATTACCTCGGTCTAGCGGGCGGGAATGCGCAGAGGGCCAAGCAGTTGGCCGGTAATGACGGTTGGGCGGTGAAATAATGGCAGATGATGTTTGGGAGCAAGAAGCCGCGAAGATGAAAGGCAAGAACGCACCTAGTGCTGGTGCCCAGGTCTATACCGGGATATCTGCTGAACCCCCTGCCGCAAATCCTAAATACCAGGGAGTATCTACTCCGCCGAATGAAGGCGCTGTCACTGGCACCCAGAGTGATTTTGGCCCGCAGGACCCTGCATACAAACTTTGGGCACAACCGGATGAGCCACAAGAACGCTTCAGCACCCAACTCATGAAGGAAGCAGGTCCAGCAGTAGGTAACCTTATCGAAGGCGCGGGGAAGGGGCTTCTGCACACGATGGCCCCCATTGTAGCTATCCCCGGTAAGGTACAGGCCCTTGAGCAGAAGTATCTCCCTGCCCTTCCGACTCGCCTTCCCGGAGAACCGGCTCCGATGACTCCTGACGAAATCCAGAAAATGGCGACGCCCGAAGGCACCATGCAGAATATCGGATATGGGGGTGAGCAAACCGCTGAGTACATGCTTCCTGGTGGGCTTGAAGATAAGGCTGCACTGAAGGCGGCAGAGTTTTTGCCCAAGCTCGGCCGATTTGCTGAACCCCTTTCTAAGATTGCCATGTCTTCTCTTGGCGGGGCTGGAGTGAGCGATGTGCAGGGAGGTTCTCCTGTGACTGGCGCAGAACTCGGTGCCGGTGGCGCGGCTGCCGGACAAGCTCTACAGGGTATTGCCCCCGGTATCGCTGAGTCCGGTTTGCGCGTCCGTGGGAATCAGAGGCTTTTTGGCCGTACCCCTGGCGAGGCTATTTTGGAGGATACGACCGGCGTCCGTCCTGCCACGATTGCAAAAAGTGCTCAGGCAAAAATCAATCAGCTTGAGCCAGAAATTTCGGCTATGGATGCGGCAAGCGCTGCACGCGGTGACCGTGGTTCTTTGGCCCCGGCAAGAGACGCTGTAGAGAACAAGATGGCTGGAAACCGATTAAACCGTGCAACGGACACGGTGCAAGATATCAAGCCCATTGCAGACTTCCTCGACCGCGATAAGCTGACGGGTCTTCCTCTTTCTGAGAATCAATCTGCCCCTGGTCTTCGTGCGATGAAGCGCGGCCTAAACTCGGACTATATCGGGAAGTGGAGCCTCGAACAACCGGCAGCGCAGAAAGGCGCAGCTAGACTCGCTTATGGCAAGTTGAATCAAGAACTCCACAACATCGTCCCCGAGTCAAAAGAGCTAGACCAGAGAGTCTCTAGCCTCATCCCTGTGGCAAAGCAGGGAGAGCGGGTGGCATCTGAAGCGCCAACCATGCAGCGGGCGCTCGGACGTTTTGGCGCACATACTGGAGCTTTGGTGGGTGCTGGAGTTGGGAGTACGGAAGGATATCGGGAAGGCGGACTCCCTGGTGCAGTTGCAGGTGGTTTGACCGGAGTTTTCCTCCCCGAGCTTCTCGCTTCTCCAGAGGGCCAGATGGTAGCCGCGCGTATGCTGCACGGTTCTGGCGGACTACGCCCGATTGTGGGTGCAATATCAGCAACATCCCAGTATTTGCGAAACAGAGGGGACCAGTGATATTTACCGTAGCTATCATTTTGGTAGCGATACGCATCTTCTACTCTATCGGCGAGATATACTATGAACATGACTGGCCGAGAGATACATGGAAGGGCTTGGCGCTGGCGGTGATACTGGCCGCTGTTTCAGCATAGGAGAAGTAGACATGCCACTTTATCAGCAGTCAGTTTTCAAACCGGCACCGATCAAGATGCAGACAGGTGTTCTGCCTATCTACCTGTTTGGGAATCTTGACCCGCATCAGACGCCGTTCAAGTTCTCCATTACGAACGTCTCCCAGACGACTACGACTGTCACTGCTACGGTGGTGCTCAAGAGTGGCGGTGGTCCTCCGTACCTGACTCTTCCTGTTGTGGGACAGATCATCGGCGTGCAAGGCGTGACTGCTGGCAGTGGCAACATGAACACTTCCTATGCTGCGATTACCGCTGTGTCTCTCGACGTGAATGGCTCAGGAACGATCAGCTACACCGTCGCGACCAGCCAGACTGTTGCCTCGGTTGCCAGCCCTGGAGAATTGGTCGCTCTTCCTTACGAGACCTCAGACGCCATTACGACCACAAGCGCGTCATGGCCGGTGACACAGTCGTTTACCCCTGATGATTCGGACAACTCGCGGTGTCTATTCGTGGACTTCAAGTTTCCGACCATTCCGACCTCTTGCACGATCACACTCCAGGGGGCAAACGTCGATGATGACACGCGCTACCAGACGCTCCAAAACAGCTACGGAACGCTTGTCGGTAGCTCAACCATCATCGCAGAGAGTGCGAACGCTGCTGTAGTAGCTGCTGGCGCAGTAACGCAGTCTGGAGCAATGTACCAATTCATCATGTGCAAGTTTTTGCGATTCAAGGTAACGGCAATCAGTGGCACTATGTCAACAATCGGCACTGTCTTTGCGTAAAGAGACCGCTAAAGACCTCTTGCACTCTCGATAGGTGGAACCATGAAGAAAACCGTCTTAGCCATTTTGCTTTTCGTTATTGCTGTATGTAGTATTGCTACTGCCCAGACATACGGCCCTGGGATTCCGACGAGCACCTGCTCTTCCGCTAGCGTAAATTCTTCATGGATCGATTCGGGCACTGGCTCTAATTACACTTGTAAGTCATTTTTGGGCAACTTCGTCTGGATCACTAATAATCCTTTTATCGGAACAGTCAGTGGAGGAATCCTCGGAATATCCACTAATGGTGTTCTATCGTCTGTATCGCTGGAAGGAAGCATTATCCCAAATGCGGCAAACACCTATTCTCTTGGGTCTGTAACATACCCATGGGCAGGTGTATACGCCAATAACTTTTATGGAAGTCTTTCTGGTGGCGTGCTTGGCTCGACCTTCTATCAGAGCGCACCGAATACGACTGCGATTCTTGCGCCGAACACCACCACGACGCTTAATGTGTTGACGCAAACAGGCACAGGGACGGTTGGAGCAGCTCCGGCTTGGTTGGCAACGACAGGGTCGGGCAGCGTGGTAAGAGCGACTTCGCCTACGCTCGTGACACCAAATCTTGGTGCGGCTGTTGTGACAGGACTCACCGAAGGCACGCTTGGATACACTGCTGCAAATTCACTTGCTTCTTTCTCAGGGAATGTCAATAATTACCTTCAATTTATTATTCGAAACATAATGTCGGGAACGGCGGCGTCGGCGGATTTCATCGTCAATAACAATTCCTCGACTGATACCACGTATTATGGCGATTTTGGGATGAATTCTTCCGCCTTTACAGGAACCGGAAGTCTTAATCTGGCGAACGCAGTCTATCTCTACGCGCAGACCGGCGATCTTGTACTTGGCACTAACACGGCCAACGCCATTCATTTTGTGACGAATGCCGGGACGACTGATTCGGCAACAGTGTCTTCGGCGGGTGTATGGACATTCGCGAATAGCCCTGTAGTAACAGCCAATACCGCAACTCTGACACCGGGCACGGGCGTAACAAGCGTAACTTGCGCATCTGCTGCCTGCACCAATTTGCGTGGAACACTGACGATCGTAGGCGGAACAGCGACAACAGGTACGGTAGCTGCGCTTAGTTGGACGGCAACACCAACAGCATATGTTTGTACAGCAACAATGAATGGTGGAGCAACCTCCTACGGAATTGGGAACAGTGTTGCTACCACCACAGGAATGAATGTTACGACGGCAGTATCTGTTCTTGGTATTACTTTCACGGTAAACTATTCATGCCAACCGTAAGTAGCACCCAACGCTGGCGGTCAGTACCGCACAGACGTTGTCGTTGAGTGGGTGAAATAGGAGAGTTATGAAGAATATTGTATCGCTTTTGTTTTCTATGCTTTTGAAGCAAATCGTCAAAATTGTTGCAATAGCTCCTATCTTGTTTGCTTCTTTTGCATACTCTCAGTCGTATGGACTTTATCAGACGTGCCAGCTTCAGACTGTAATGGGACAGGCGATTTCTGGAGCGTCTGTTTACTTCCTTACTCAGCCAGCTAATACTATTACCTTTACTCCACTCGCTGCCGTATATTCAAGCACTACCGGAACTTCTGTTACTAACCCGGTGAAGACAAACAACTTTGGCATGTGCTCAGCGTATCTTTCTCCCGGCCTGTACACTGTTTGCTACGTAAGCTCGTATACAGGTAAAAACTGTTATAAGGACCAACAGGTCACTACAAATACCGGCACTTATCTGCCCTTATCTGGAGGAACACTCACTGGCGCTCTGAATGGAACATCTACCTCAATGAGCGGGAACATTACTTCTGGCGGAAAGTTTTTAGCAGCAGAAGGAACTGCGACAGCAGGAGGATACTCTTTTACCGCTGATGGAAGTCAAGACACGGGTATGTTTTCATCTGGCGATGGAATCTTGAATTTCTATGAAAATGGAGTATTAGCCCTCCAGTTCGATGCGTCTGCTGCCCCCATATTTACCGGCCTTACCGGATACGTATATTGCAATGGGTCTAGTGCTTGCACATCCAGCACGACGATTCCAGCGGCCTCGGTGAGTGGGCTTTCTGGATCATATCTTCCGCTCTCCGGTGGAACGCTGACAGGGCAACTCACGATGAATAACAATGAAATTTATTTTCTCACGGCAGGAGGAAATATAACTTGGGGAACTTTACCTGCCGGATCAAAGATTTACGATAGCGGTAATTTGCATCTGTACACTGACGACTTCACGTGGTTCGACAGCGAGTCAACAGGTACTAGCGCGACATGGAACTGGACAGAAGGCGCAACCGCTACGGCATCCGGCACGACCATCATGTCGCTGAATGGGAGTGGAGCACTTACAGTGTCTGGAACTCTCGCAACGGGACCGATCACAGAGAGCGGCTTAGCGTCGAACACATTCGTCAATACTACATCAACAAATTTGTCGGATGTTGCATCGTTTATGACCCCAAATCTTGCAACTGATGGGTTTATAAGTTACCTACGCCATGGTGTAAATGAAAGCAGTCTGAATGCTGCTAGTGAAACGTTCTACTACGGCGGAAATGGTAGTACCTCAAACTATGCCGGATTCGGTCTTGTCGGAAATGAGAATAAACTTATTGTCTTTGGCACAGGAGATATTACTACCGGATGCGCCGATGCGGGATATGGGTTCGAGGCGTGTGGCACTGCCCTAATCTCCGGTATGCTAACTGCAAGTGGTGGTATTACTGGTAATCTCACTGGCAATGCAACTTCAGCCACCACGGCGACCAATATCGTGATGCCCGACGTGGGTACCACATCGACTGCTCTTGTCTACGCAACGATAGGAGGAAATGATTATTTCAGAATTGAGGTAGGAGCTACAGCAGAGAATGCTGGATGGGCCGAAATTGCAACAGCAGACGATGGGACAGAACCTATCTATGTGCGCCAGTACAGCAGCAGTTTTTCGACGGGTACGATTGCTCGTACTCTAACGCTGCTTGACGCAAGTGGAAACACAACGATTCCCGGGTCCTTATCTGTCACTGGGGGCATCACTACTACTAGCATTGTGGCAAGTGCGGTAGCTACATTGTCGTCGGGAACAGTTAGTGGAACATTATCGGTTGACGGTGTTCTCAGCGCTCCTGGAGGATTTACTGCATCTGATGCGGTTATAAATGGATTAGTCACAGCGGCAGAAGGCACTTATGGATCTAGTGGATATTCCTTCGTTGGGGACGGTTTATATAACACAGGTATGTTCTCTAGTAGAGATGATTCCATACAGTTTTACGTTGGCGGTGTCATAGTAGAATCTATACCTTCTTTGGGCGCTGTTGTCAGCTTCCCTACGGGGATAAATCCATCAACGATTACGGCCCAAGTTCATCAGTTCTCTGCCACAGACACTAATACCTCGGCATACACTGCTAGCCAAGTTGTCGCATCTACCCACGTGCCATTTGCCACTACCATTTCAACAAGTTCAACAAATCTTGGCATCATTTGCCAAGGGAATGCCTATCTCAAAACAGCAGCTACGGCTAGCACAACTTTTATATTGGAAGCGGCGGGAGTTCAGTTCGGCACTATCGCTTTTGGCGCAGGTGGGTCTACGGGAACGATGAGTGTAACCTCTACCTCGTTTAGTTCTCAGAATCTATTTAGCGTTGTCGCCCCATCAACAGCAGATAGCACAGCGGCGGGATTGTCATTCAGCCTTTGCAGCACTTACTAGGAGCCACCATGAAGAAGATCATCACAATTCTGGCGCTGATTGCGTGCTCTATGTGGGCAAGTGCGACGACCTATAACACGAGCACCACTCTTGCGACAACATCATGCACCGCCGTAGTCGTTAATGGCGGCTGTGACGCTACAAAAGATTACGCGTGGGCATCCCAGTCAGTAACTGGGTCCATAACCATTTACGTAGTATCGTCGGGAAACACAAACGCATCCGGTAATCTAAACGCCGATGCGTATGTGAGATATAGCACAAATGGAGGGTCTACCTATACGCAGATATACGATTATTACGATGTTTCTTGGAGAAGCGACACCAAGTCAGCTTCGTCTTCTTCTGTATCTAACTTGTCAACAGTAGTTGTAGAGCTTGAAGTGTCAGTTACGACCACGACTACAGTTGGAACAAGAGATATCATCCCGAGTTCTATTTACATCGTAGCAACTGCGGGCGGGGGCAATCACCTTATTTGGTGGATTACTTCTAACGGACAGAGAAGGATGTTTGATCTTGGTTCTCCGTGGCATACGGGCGCGAAAGAATACTGCGAAAAGTTAGCAGGACAAGGAGAGCATCATGGCATACCAACTTAGTGGCTACACAACATCGAGCGGAATCGCACTGACGGCAGCTTATCTGCGTATCACGAACGTGATCGTGGAACATGCTACTAAACAAGCAGTAGTGAGTTACTCGATCTATGCAACTGCCGCTACTGCTACTGCGGGCAATGATGCAGTGGCATCAGGCACATGCTCGTTCTATGACTCGTCGGACGGGAACACGCTGCTGTACACCGACAATTTTGCAACTGCGCTCGGCACCGATCCATCTGGAACACAGCCGACCAAGGTAACTGATATGGCGCAGATGCAGGCATACCTTGCGCTGAAGAGTCACAGCAGCATGACCACACTTTTGACCGGTGCTGTTGTAGCATAATATTGAGTACGAGAGGGAACGCGGTGACGACTGAATTCTCAAAATACTGGCAGAGGATACCTAAATGGATACCTGTGGTTGCATCTATCCTCGCGATAGGCAGCACAGTATGGGCTATGTCAGCGTGGTGTACGCATGTGAGCGATACTCTCGATGCGCTAAACAAAACAGTCTCCGCTGTCAGCCAGCAGAATCAGGACTTTCGCAAAGCGTATTCTGGTCAACAGAGGCAGATTGACGCACTACAGGCTAATCAGAGTCTCCTGATGCGTTCCTTTCGTATCACCCCAATTCCTGTTCCCAACACCACTACCCAAGACAGCAACGGCCAAAGTTTTTTAGACCGTGATCCCCAATTCTCAAAAGCAACCAAACCAATCCCGCCTGTTATGGCGCTCGATAATTAGGAGAAACCATGTCTGATGAAGCACGCCCCGTATTCCCGTGGGACCCAGGTCCGATTGTTTGGTGTGACAAGTATCGTCTTGGCCGCAAGGCTGTAAAGCGAGACTCTCGCACCCTGAAGCTAGCATCTTACATTACCCCCACGCTCCCTGCCCCACCGACTTCGGTTGACTGGACCAAGGGCGTCAAAGACTGGCTGATGCTAGCTAATTCAGATTTGGGCGACTGCACCATTGCCGGTGCAATGCACGCTATCCAAGGTTGGACACTTAATTCAGGTGTCGAGGCTGTTTTTAACGACAACGACGCTACCACTTATTACGAGAGGTTTTGCGGCTACAGCCCGAGCGATCCTAATACGGACCAAGGCGGGATTCTCCTTGACGTTTTGACTGACTGGAAAACACAGGGCATCAACGGCCACAAGATCGATGCTTTTGCTTCGGCGGATGTCTCCAACCTCACGGAAATCAAGCAGGCGATTTCATTGTTTGGGCCGCTGTATGTCGGCATGAACTTCCCGAATGCTTCTCGGGGCCAGGTGGAATGGACTGTCACAGATGACACTAGCATCGAAGGCGGTCACTGTGTTGTGCTTATTGGCTACAATGAGACAGGGCCCGTTGCAATTAGTTGGGGTGCCCTTTACCAGATGACCTGGGAATTTTTCAGCAAATTCTTCGATGAGATTTATGCTGTTATCAGCCCTGACTGGCTTAATGCTTCTGGCGTTGATCCCACTGGGCTTGACCTTGCGCAGTTACAGGCTGACTTGAAGGCGATTAAGTGATGATCCAGAACTTTTGGCAACACCCTCAGACGACTATCGCGGGTATCCTGCTTGCTGTTATCACGGCTTGCGGGGTACTCACTCAGCAGGGGATCACCCTCGGACATGCCGGAACAGGAACGGTAGTTGCGCTCATCGGCGCTCTGGCTACTGCATTCCTGGGAATCCTCAGTCGTGACCCTTCCAACAAGATTTAAGGAGATACCGTGAATAAACTGATGTTTGGAACAGTATTTGGACTCGCGATGCTTATCCCCACGAACGTGTTTGCACAAGGTCCGCAGCCGACTGAGCCTTGCCCGGTACAGGTTGCCCAGGCCGATGTGACCATCGCGCAGTTGAAGCAGCAGTTGCTGCAGTTGCAGTTCCAACTTGCCCAAGCACAGTATCCTGGCGTCCAAGCTGAGGCACAGAAGGCGCAAGCCGCACTCGACGCTGCCAAGAAGGCCGCTGAACCCATCAAACCCGCGATCAAGAAGGAGAGCAAATAATGCCTATCCGTTTGAAGTATTTCACCAATCAGTTCCTTCTCGGCCTGTACATGTGCATCCTGACGCTGAGTGCATCGTTCATGACGACCGGCTGCACTACTGCGCAGATCGACAACGTTGAAACCATCATCGCCGCCGACCTGCCGACTGTGCTCACCGACGTGACCAGTATCCTATCGATCATCTCGGCGCTGAGCACTACGAGCACTGACGCGACCACCAGCACACTGGATACGGTCATCTCGACGATTCAGACTGACGGTACCGCCGTAGAGACGATCCTCGCCAGCTACAAGGCCGGGAGTAGCAAGTGGGCTGACGTGGTTGCCGCAGTCGATGCGCTTGAGGCAAGTACCTCGGCTACGATCGATCTTACCGGCATCAAGGACGCAGACTCCCAGGCAAAGGCCAAAGTTTGGCTTGCTGCCATTGACCTCGCGGTCGATGCGATCTATACCGCCGTGCTGACGACGCAGAGCACCTCCACGGTCAAGGCGAAGCTGGCAACACAGAAAGCTACCCTGAAGGCGCACGAAGCGCTCTGGACGGCCACACAGAAGAGTCAGTTCGTGACGCAGTTGCGCCCGGTGACTGGGTTTGCGTCGTTTGGGCAGTATCAGACGTTGATGTAATCGAGTTTGCCCGGGTAGCTGCTCCGCTGGTGAGGCGACCCGGGCATTTATTTTGGAGAGAATCATGCCCACCATCCGCTGGCGTTGTGTAAGCAATAACGACCCCATTGCCGAGGCGATCAAGTTCGTCAGCCGGGGAGAGTATTCGCATATCGAATTTATTTTTGGTGGCGAAACTATTGGTGCACGATCAGACGGTGGCGTACTAAGACGACCACTCGACCACTACCATACCGAGACATACTTCCAAGCTGATGTAACCAATGAGCAGTACGCCGCTGGCATGGCGTTTCTCACCTTCCAGATTGGCAAGGGATATGACTTTCTCGATATAGCGGCTACTCTGCTCAATCGCGATTGGCACAACACAGACAAGTGGGACTGCTCAGAACTCTGGCACGATAGCATGACCGCATTCGGACTGGTGCACTATCTTGACCCGCGCATCGTCAACCGCGTGACGCCGCAGGACGGGTTCCTGCTATCAACTGCGATGTTCGGAAAAGAAGTCGATGAGGTATCAGCGAAGTGATTATCAGCAAGAACGGTATTGCATTCATCGAGAAAAATGAAGGGTTCAAGGCCAAGATTTATTCGGACAATGGCAAGCCATGCATCGGTTACGGCCACGATCTGCTAACAGGAGAATCATTCCCCAATGGCATCACTCAGCCGGAAGCGGAAGCATTGCTTGTCAAGGATGTGGCGAAGTTGTATCCGATTCTCGATAAGCTAGTGCTGACTCAGAATCAGTTTGATAGCTTGGCAGATTTTGGATTCAATCTTGGCTCTGGTTGCTTGGAGAAGCTGCTCTCTCATGGCCTGAAGTGGGTCGCTACTGTCATGCCAAAATACTGCTACAAGGAAGTAGCCGGAGTGATGGTAAAGGACTCCGGCCTAGTCGCTCGCCGTGCTGAAGAAGCTGTTCTATTCAAATCGTGAGGCTATCCATGATGATGTTGCGCTTGCTCAGCGCACTCATACGTCTTGCTGCAATTTGAACTATTCGATATTTTCGAATGGTTGCTCGTGTTGCATCTGCTCGATGCACTGAAACTGCCTTGTGACTTTGTGCTATTCCTTGACGCGTTGCGCTTATTCAGCGCACTGATACTTCCGGGATGCACTCACTCCGACGGTTAACGGGTTTTTCCAAACGCCGACAGCAACACCCCTCTAGCAATTGTCGACACGAATATGAGTCCGACCGCCCACTCGCCAATATCATTGATGAGAGCGGCTATCTCTGCGGCGTTAAGATTCATTTCTCCCCGCCTTTCTGTTCCCTGTAATCCTTAATACACGGGCAGCTATCGGCCCACTGCGTGATGGTTGGCTTGCTGCTGTCGCACATTACGATGGTTGGCTTGCTGGTACCGCATGTGTAGATGCACGGCTTGCTGGTACCGTGCGTGTAGATGCTTGGCTTGCTGATGCCACTGATGACAAACCATCCATCGCCACAGATTTCGATTTCTTCCGGTCCATCGATAACCGCATCCAACTCCTGCTGATTATGTACCTTGATCATTACTCCCCACCTTTCTTGTGCCGCTCTACTTGAGAAATGGCTGCGCGAGTAACATCGCAGACATAGCAACTTTCATTCGTATCCCAGTTGCTCTTATGGCGTTCCTGTTGCATCTTCAGTGCCAACAGCAGCGCATCTCGGTCTGCCTTAACCTGCTCGTAGTTGTTCACGGCCTCGACGATGAGCGCAGCATCAGGTATAGCCAATTTGGAAGGCTGGTTCCCCCAAGTTTCCGCTACCTCCCGATCGCGTGCGTCGGAGATTGTTACCCCGTCATGCCTCCAAGGGAGCGGGGAATGCTTTGCTGTCTTCTTTGCTTCGCTCATTTTTCCTCCTTGTGTTTCTGGGCGGTCACGGTTGCCCACCTATTCGGCCAATGTTGGCCTAGACCGCCCATAAATCTAGCTGTTTGATGCCGATTTGTTATGTCGAATACCCACCTTGCGCTCATCCACGTTGTTTAAGTGCTTAGGAATGTATCCCTTCAGGTCGTCGCACCAGTGGACCAAGCAATTAGGGTCGATCACCACAATTCCGTTCTTGTCCGGAAGACCACCATTCTTGCAGGTGCACTGCTTCTTTACGATCGGTACGAACGCGGATGATCCCGTCTCGCTCCATCTCTGCAAGTTCTTATCCGATAGAATCATCCTCGTTCCTCCCTTGTCTACGGTTAGACTCCCTACTCTTCATCCTGCCGAATCGTTTTCTGGTTAAGATTCCCTTTCGTGATAAGCCCATCGTCACACTGAATTGGAGTCCCAAATTCAGGGCTTACCGATTCAAGGATCGGTACAACTGTTCGGCGCAGTTCCACGGAAAGAGAGTGCTCATGCTCCTTTGCCAAATTCTTCAGAGTTTCGAGAGCGTCAAGGTTACTGGAAAGGTCAACAGTGATGCGGCCAGTTTCTGCGCTGCTACGACGATTCTTCTTTTTCTCGTTCGACTTTGATGAAATTTCGACCATTTTTCTCCTTTTTGTTCTGAACCAGTTAACGCTACAGAGAGTCTTCTTCGGGGATATCTGTTGCGGTATAGATGGTATTCACCTTCCATTCCACCTCATGACGAGAAAGAAACCGCGACGATGGACCCGAAGAAACTCGAATCGAATCCTGAAATTCCTTCATGATCGTGAATGCCCGATGGAGTTCAAGGGTGAGTTTCTTGATCCGCTCTGCATCTTTTCCGGCCTTGTTCCTCTGTCCTTCGAGCAAGCCGTTCAGAATCTTGTTTCCAGCTTCGAGAGCATTGATGTCTGCCTTGAGAGCATCGGTATTCGACAACTTCTTCAAGTGGCTTGCTGTTTTCTGCGGTGTTCCCGAATCTTTCTGGTTTTCCTTCTTCAAATGAGATGCCATGATTCCTCCGTGTTACTAGTTACTGTTTTTGACCTTTTCAATTCCTTCGTCAGTTGACGTAATGCGATAGTATTCATGCCCAAGTGCCATAACCCTATCTCGGAAGTCCGCTTGCGCTTTTACCTGCTCCTTGTGGGTTGATCCTTTCGGGTCCTTCGTCTCCAGCCACACAATCCTTCCCTGTGGAAAAACCAGAATGTCTGCGGTTCCTGGCGAATGAAGCTGCATCCATCCACCACGCACTTTTACCTTTCCGCTGTTCATCCTCTCTACTAGAATTCCCATCTTGCGGAGTTTCTGAATCAGCGGTCCGGTTATCTCAGAAGTCTCGCTAATGGCCTACCTCCTTCGCGCAGTCCTTGTGCATCCAATTCCCCCCAGATAGCACGATTTCGTCCATGTACTCCCTATGACCGTTCTTGAAGTGGAGAACCGAGTCATGACACACAGGGCAGTAAACATCGCACCGTGGGTCCCTACAGACCACTTCAGAGTCTCCGTCGATACGGTCGAAGTGCTCGTATTCAGAGCCATCCCATTTCCTCCAACACGCTTTGCAGTAGACGTTCATCTCTCCACCTCTGTAGCTATAATAGCGCTTTTCTAGGAGGTGTCAAGCAAAATCTCACTTCTTTTTCATGAACGTATGAAGAGGGTGGGAGCAAGAAAAAGTGCGACCGTGAGCATTTGTCAGCCTACCACACTTCGGGCAGATAGCTAGCTTTGGCTTGCGCCCAGGATTCTTCCGCATACCAGCTACCTGCCGTGCTGCATCGGTAATGTTTTTCTCGCTTCCCATACCGTTCATTCTACTACAATAGCGCTTTTATTCAAATACTTTCTGTTGCGTGCATCGTTGTAGTGTCCAAGCGTGGACCCTTTTACGGAATTGCAAATCCAGCAACATGCTCCATTAATCCATCTGCCGTCTGGAAGCTCTGCCCGATCATCGCGCCAAGCGCCTCCAGACCCCCTACAGTGCTCATGGTCGAACGTAGCCTCAGAAGGCAGCAGGGGCCTGTAACAAATACAGCATAGCCCCCTCTGGCGCTCAAGCATGGCGATTGTACGACGCTTGTACTCTACCTTACCTGCCGCTGTGTCAGAGCACACTTCCCTTCCGTCTGAATAGCGTTTGACGACGGGCTTTTCCTGGTCTTTTCGGACTCGCCACGGCATAACCGCCTTCTTTTTTCTCCGCCACATAACCCACTTCTTTCCCTGTCGCGTCTAGCCTACTGATGCAGTATTTGCGATTACTCAGACGGACGACGCGGCAAGCGTCCCCAGTCATGTGACTCAAGATTCTTGCCGCTTCGCGTGCTATCTCTGGGTTCGAGATTGCTTCTCCCCTGCTCATTCATCCTCACCGGGGAAGAACTCGTCGAACTCCGGCGTGGCGTCGACCACCGGTGGTGCAGGCTCATCATGCTTGGGAGCGTTGATAAGCTCTTCGTAATCCGCGCAAATGTACTCCAGAGCCTCTTCATCAGAGATTCCAGTGTTGTCCTTGAACTCGGCCTTCTTGTGCTCGATAGAAGCCTGGATGTTGGTCCATGCCGAAACTTCAAAGTGGAACTTCTTATCAACCAACTGATCGATGTGCTGATCTGGCTCATTGTCGGAGATAAGCTTTCGGAAGTCTGCTACAGACGTTTTCTTGTTCCGCGCAGCCTCAAGGACTTCATCTTTTACGCGCACTGACGAGGAAAGCTGACGCAGGACCTTGAGCTTACCGCGAGGTACACCATCCAACTGCTCTGGACGCAGGTCCGCCGACAGGTCTTCAAACAGAGTCTTCGCAGCCCAAATCTTCGCACGGCAAGAACTTGGGCAGGACTTCGACCACGCATTGAACGACGCGCAAGGCTCACCTGTGCTCGGGTCAGTCACGTATTGCCACTTGTCTTTCTGCTGCATCTCGTGTGCAATCCGGCCAATGTCAAGGTATGACCCTTCATTCAGAAGCTCGATGGTGTCATATGCCCTCACACGCGCATCGAGCTTGGTAGCTGCCTGTTCGTCTGGAAGCGTAAGAATCTCCGCAAGTGTGGAATTCAGCATCTCGTTGACGCGCTGTCTCACAACGATTGATGTTCCCATTATTTTCTCCCATACTTCTCGGCTGCGGCCTTACCGTAGTCGGTTGATAAAAACTTGTCCCACATCCAATCGCATCCATGCCGACGAATGCGTTCCTGAGTCACCCTTTGCCTGTATTCTGCCTTCGTCTCCTTTGGATAAAGCCATGTTCGCAAGCGCTCTATCTCTCCCGTCACGCTGGAAAGAATCTCTTCTCCGCGCTTCTCCGGTTCGAGCGCAAGAATCCACATCATGAGTCCCTGCTTACGTTTAAGAGCCTCAATCCTATGCTCCGCATCGATTCTGTCTTGAGCTTCTCTTGAAACCTCAGTGTCATACCACAGGTCTCGCATCCTGATCCCCATGGCATAGGCAATTTCTTCCACTGTGCAGTGGTTCGACTGGCAGCACAGAAGGACTGCCCTTTTGCCTTCTTTGATCTGCAAGGAAGGATGCGAATCTGGATGCGACGGGCATTTAGCCATCCATACACCTGCCTTGACTTTCCGTGCGCCAAGCATCATAGCTACTTCACTTGCGGTCATATCGCTCCTAGCTGAAGTCGAATGTGTTCAGCAACCAATCCATTTCATCGAATGGCGTATTCTTGAACATTGTTAAAATGTTCGCTAGAGTTTCCTTTGCGTCAGAAGCGAACAGCCGGTCGTAGAACTTCTCCGGCACATTGTCAAAGGCATATTCTTTGTAATCCTTCTTGCGCATGTCCTGGATAATCAGCACGCCACTTTCGTCAGTGTGAAGACATTCCCAGAAAGCATTCACATGCGGAACTCGCGTGGGGAAAATCTTGTCCTTTGTTCTCCTGCTCTTCTGCTGGCGTGCAAGCTCCTTCTGCGCCGACTTAAAATCCTCAGCGCTTATCGGTTCTGCCACAACATACTCGCCAGTTTTTGGGTCCCCCTCGTACTTCCATCCGCGCCGTCTTGCCTCTTGATGTGCAAATACTTTGTACTCATGCAGTACGTATGGGTCCTTTCGTGCATCCTGTAGCATGAAGTCTTCCCCGCGCATCCAGTGCAGCACATTGGCATTCCACGCTGGCAAAGAATCTCCGATGATTACCATCTCATCTTTCCACTGCTCTTTGTTTGTCATGCCATCCCCTTGTGATGCGGCCCACTGGGGTATGAGCCGCGAGTTGGTTACCAGAGCTTGCGCAGGAAGTGCCATGCTACGTAGACAATGCCAGCGGTTCCAGAGAGTGCTATCAGAAAATAACCAATCCAAATCGCAATGACGATCTTCAACTTCGTTTCAATCTTCACCTGTAACTCCTTTTTTAGAATGGGATATCAGAGTCCGCGTAGTCTTCCGTAGCGGGCGCACAGTTTGTTTGTTCGATCACGTCCTCTCCAACGGTATCCACTCCGGTGATGATGATGCTGTTAATTTCCTTTCCGTTGGTTGTCGTGAATTTCTTCTGCTCGATATTGAACGAGCACGTCTGTTTCTGAGCTTTACCTACCAAGTGCGGGAACAGCTTGGAATCCCATACATACAGTCGATCAGTTCCGTTGACCGTCCCGTCAGGCCAGACCACAAGATAGTCCGACTTCTTCTTGTCGCTATGCTTTTTCTCTACGGCTTCTACAGGCACCGTCAGGCGATCTCCAATGAGACGGAACTTAGCCTCATGCACCTCGGCAGGGCGTGTGTTGGTGCGTGCACGTGCAGCATCGATCTGTGCTTTTGCCTGATCTGGGTTCTTGGCAGCATTAAAATTGCCCTTTGGCGCGTCAGTATCCTCTTCCGTGGCAATGCCAAGAAACGGTGAAATATCATAGCGCCTCCAGTAGGTTACCTCTCCCCCGAGTTCCTTTGGCAGTACCTCGAACCTGAGCGGAAGTCCGTCAGACTCCTTCCACTCTCCAGATTCGACATGGTCCAGACGGGTTACAACTCGGGTATCCTGTCCAACGATAGACGTGTACTGGGACAGAAGAATCCCGTGCGCATTGAGAATTGGAACTGCCATGGCAAGAATGTCGTCTAGAGTTGCATATTTGAACTTGCGGTTCCCGTCTTGCCCATCTGCTGCTTTCTTCACTGGCGTGAACTGCTTCTGCGATTCCAGAAGCGCCGTGTTGAGTTTGATAAACGTTTCACTAATCTTCATGCTTCCCCTTTACTTAATACGCACAGAGCGCGATTCGTTATGAGTCACTTCGATGTAATCCGTCAATGCCAAGGCCTGAATCTTTCCCGTCTTGAGAGCATCCTTGACGGCTACCTTATCCAAGCTAAGACGCTCGACAACCAGGGATGGGAAGTTGACTTGCAAGGCCGAGAGTGTCGCATCCTCGCGGAGTTCCACGGATTCAGTCTTTGTAGTCTGGTTCCACACCGTCACCTTGTCTGTCTTCAACTTGCCGCCAAACGCCTTGTCGATAGCCACCTTGAGTTGGGCTTTGATCGAATCAACCTGCTTGGCAAATGCTGTTGCACGCTCAGAGTAGCGACGTGCTTCGTACTTGTTGGCGTCTGTCTTTGCCTCAAGCTCATGGACCAGGGTGACAGCCGCTTCGATCTGCTCTGGCCCCTCGATCATGATTTCTGCCATGGTTGCCTCAGCCTCAGGCGTAATCTCTTCAGCGTCCTCCAGTAGCTCCGCAAGACGCGCCGCCTGTGTATTGATTTCAAACAGCGCTCCAGACACCTTGTGCGCGTCTACCTTGCTGGTCGGCAGCGAGAATGTTTCGGGTGCGATTGCCATTACTCGACCTCTTCCTTCTTTTCGGGTTCTACGACAGCGTCGTCAGGAATCAGCTTGAAGCCAATCTCAAGAGGACCGTTATTGGCGTACTCGTATCGGCCATTTTTAAAAGATTCAGAGGCAGAGATGGAATGCGTGAGCGCCAAAACAATGTCTGGTCCATATTGCGCTGGCACTAATACTGTGCGACCGTAAGCGAATTCGATTGCGAATTTCATGTTCCCTCCCTTGGTACAAACCTAGAATAGCGCATTTATTGTAGCTGTCAAGCACTAATTTGCATTTTCCTGTGGAAATCTTTGATCTATTTTAGGGGGAGGGGGCAGGTCATGAAAGGAGGAGGAAAGCTGACCTGCCCAAGCTCGTGGTTCACGGGGTGCCTTGGCACTACTTGTCAAAGGGAGAGCCATGGTCACACGAGGTGGGCTACCCCGCAATATGATTATGCTTTTTTCTTGCATGAGAGTCAAGTGGTGATATTATTGAGTTGTCAAAGGTGATTGAGCATGGTCAAGTCCCCGACAATTCGGTTTGCACAAGACCCCACTCTTGCCATGATGTGCGCACACAGGCAATAGGGATTGTTCCCTAGAGCATTGTGCCGGTGCCCTGAGCTGGCTACGGCTGGATCACATCGTTACCTAGGGGGAGACTTCTGCGGGAGCCTCATTAGGGCCTGATCCTTAGTAGTCGCGAAAGCCTTGGCTCCGTCCACTGGTATTCACGGCAAACCTTCGTGCGATAGGTTCAGCACGCGCCCCCTGGTTTTCCGTGCCCTTCACCATCTCTGGTATGTATTTAAGTACTTAATAGCAAATGCTTTTAACTTCTTTTAAAAACAGAGAGAGGTATGCAATGGGAAGCCGTAAACGAATTAAGGATGAGTTCCTGGATAATCTTCTTACCCGCGAAAAAGATTTGACGTCTTCATGGTATGGCAAGATAAGCGCTGGCAACTGGAAAGACAAAAATGAGCGTAACCAGTACAACATCCTCGCGGATAACCTTGCGGATGAGATCGATCGGTATCTTGCGCAAAAGGATATCAAAGAGTCTGAGCTTATTAGAGAAGGAAAGAATCAACAGGAGGAACTATGGACTATTCGGTAGGAGAAAAGGTATCTTGCATCGGCGGTCGTCGTAAAGGCGCTGTAGGCCGTGTTGTAGGCCACGAATCATTCAAGGGGGTGCGATATACCCAGGTTATCTATCCGTCGCGTGGCGGGTGCCCTGATATCTGTCTGTGGGCATCTGACGAGCTAGATTATCCCGTAGAACCAGCTATCGAGTTCAAGGGGATTCCGGTCCCAGATGGGATGGTTGTCTCTATTCGGCCTACTGGCGGAATGGGAATCTGGATGCAGCCAGGATCAACTGCAACGCAGGAAGACGTAACTCCATTTGTAGAAGCTCTGTCCAGAATGAAGAGAGTGCACGCATAAGAAAAAGGCCGGCGCTTTGGGGGCAACCGGCCTATCTTTTACTCATGTTTGAGAAGATCGTAGACGATGTAGACAAGAGCCAATCCAACCAGTTCTTCGAGCCAAACCGCCCAAAACTCTCGAATGTCTTGTGTCCGGTACGTGAGCCACATTGGGAAAATGGTAAGCGCAAATCCAATTCCCATGCTAATTGACAACTCTTTTAAAAACTTCATCATGCGGCCTCTTTGTTAATGAACAACGTTAAGAAAAAAGATTTAGTAAGGAACACCATTCCCTTGCCCGTTACGAATGTCTGAGCGTAGACTTTGTTCTTCCCGCCGTATGGGTGCTCCTTGACAACGAAATACCCGCGATCAACGAATGTCTGGTACGGACGGTTGCTGTCCATGAGAATATGCTCCTTGCGGAGTAACTCAAACAGGCGAGTGCGGCCAGTGCCGAGAATTTTTGCAGCCGCATTCATGTCGTGCAACCCCTCTGCGTTGTTGATACGGTCTGTGATAGCTGCTTTGGGAGCGAGTTCGATGTTCTCGGCCTCAAGTTGTTGATTGTATTTCACCGTATCGAGCAACTTTTCGAGCGCCTCAACGTAGTTCTTTGGCAACGCCGACTGTGTTTCAAGCTCCTGCCAGCGGTCAACAATCCGAGAACGCAATATCACATCGTAGCCAGAAACGAGAATCAGGCTCTCTCTCTTGGGCAGCAGGTACTCGGATACTGATCCATTGTCCTCTCGGTAACGGACCGTAACTCCTTGATATGATTGAGGGTCCACTTTACGACCGGGTTGACCGTTGATAAACATGGTGCTGTCGTTGTGTGTGAGCGCTCCCAACATGGCACGGATATCGCGGAGCACGTGTTTGTGATCCTTGCCTGTGAGAGTCGCAATCTCAAGGCTGCTCATGGTAGGTTCTGTAATCATCAGATCGTTCATTTGCTCTCCTTTTCCAACCACTTTTCCAGAATGTCAATGATGAGCCGAGTAACCGAAATATCTCGTTGCGCTGCGGCAACACTCATCCCGTGTCGCAACTGCGCGGTGTAGCCTGTGAGGTTGAACTGTTCTTTCTTTGCCATGCTATTTTCTCCTGAGTTTGAGTTGTCTACCCGTAGACGTGTCATGCTGCCAGAAGTTGCGAATGGCTGATCTAGCGTCAAAGGCAGAATCTACAAGTGGCAACCAGCGAGCTATACGTGGGTGCCGTGGCGCTATGAGCCTCTGGATAGCCCACCACTCCACCGCAACCACGGCGACGCCATACGCCTCGTCTGACGCTGCATGGTTTGCAATTGCCGATGGGATATTGTTCTCGTGCGCACCGCGTCCGATAGCGTACTGTGTGCTCGCGGTATCGAGAGATCGAACTCCCAGCGATGTCCACTGCTGCCAGGTGGGGTGAGTAAAGCTGATTGCAGGTTTAGGCTCATCGGGTAGCTGAGCCAGCGCCAACTGGGATGATAGAGCCAGTGCAACCCATCCGATGCGCATAAATCCTCCTAATTCACGGTGCCGGTCTCTTCGAAAAGAATCCTAACGTTACATCCGACGCCGCAAGGCAGGCCGTACGCTGGTATCTTGCCTTGGTGCGCCATGCGCCGGATGGTTAGAGCAGAGAGTCCTAAATACCTCCCTGCCACATCGGATTTGACGAATCTCTCTGTCTCGGCCATATCAGTACCGCATCGGCATGAGGATGTATGTCCAATTCTCGCCCACCACGGTGAACTTGGCGGCGTGGTGATCGTCAACGATGAACGCTCTTACCGTATCCTCGCCAGCGGCCTTCAGAAACTCAGCAACATGGTCCGAGTTCCATCTGATGCCCACAGATTCGCCGGATGATTTGACTCTGATTTTGGCCGACGCTTGACCAGAATCAGCGCTCTTGGCTGAAATCGAAATCTGTCCGCCAGGTGCAAAGTCCCAAAGAACGCTGCCCATATCACTGGAGCACTTTGCCACTCGGCGCAGAATATCGACGACCGGTCTTGGGTCATTGAACGTGGCCGTGGTCGAGAATCCAGTGGGAATGACCTTCTTGTAATCTGGGAACTCGCCGACGACAGTCTTTGAATAAATCAGGTTGCCGCCAGTCTCGATGCGCAGCGTCAGGTCGTTGGTGCGAATGTCGACAAAAACGCCGATGTTTGCTTTGAGCCAATCGATCGCAGCGGTAGGGATAACCCGCGAGAAATTGCCCGTCACGGCCTTGTGCGCGTCCATGCTCAGCCGGTGACCGTCGGTGGCTACCATCGTGGCTATGCCGTTCTCGATGCGGAGCAACGCGCCGTTGAGTGTGTAGCGCGACTCATCCTTGCAAATCGCAAACCGTGTGCGGCGGATCATGTCGCTTACGTCCACTCCGCTAAGGACGAACGACTCGCCTTCGACTTTGGGCAGCACAGGCCATTCAGAAACCGGCTTTGCCTGAATCTCATAGGTGATTCCACCCGCGTTAATCACGGCGCTCAGGGCTTTACCCTCTCCGGTAGAGTCAATGGTCAGCGGGCCGCTTTCGCCCTTGAGGACCGATGCGAGTTGGCGGTAGGGAATCAGGTAATCGCCATTGCCGTCGGCGTCGTAGGGAATGACGGTCGTAATGTCCAGATCGGTAGTTTCGATGCAGACATTGGTCACATGCGCGTAGCTCAGAACCGCGATGGACGGGTGCAACTCTGGTTTAAGTGATGTCTTCAGTGCTGCATTGAATGCTTCGCAAGTCGTTGTAATCATTTTCTGTCTCCCATGTGCTATACGAAAAACCACCCGAGCAAGAACGACGCGACTATGGTGATAATCCGCAGTGTTTTGTAGAATCGTTGGCGTTTATCGTCCATAACGTTGACAACGGCGAGTAGGACGACGGCAAGGACGATGAACATAACGGCATTGCCTAGATGCTGCATCACCTCGCCTCTTCCTTTGCTTGCAGCTTCCGCGCTCGTGCGCGTTTGCGTTGTGCGTTCCGTCGAGCGCTTTTCGACGGTTTGCCCGGCGCAACAATCTCCATGACGCTCATGCCAGGGTTGAAATGGCTCTTGTCTGCCCATGGCGCAATCTCACCGGCGTAGTAATCGCTCGGACTTCCCTTGCAGCCGTTGGCAATCCAGTCTTCTTCCTGATCCTCGTAGAAGCTCAATTGACGGTCTCCTTCTTGTCGAGAATCGCATCTATTTTGTCGGCAGATGAAATAATCGACATTGCGAATAGACGCGCTTCTTGGGTACCGATCGCGAACTCGATATTCTGACCACCGTGCGTAACGATGATGTAGACGTGATGATCCTCT